CAGACCTAGCTTATGGTGAAGAGGGTGGTATGTCAGTAGATTACAATGGTCTACTTATGGTTGCCATTAATACTATCAAAGAATTAGAAGCACGAATTAAAGCATTGGAGGAAGCGTAGATGAGTAATGCAAGAAACTTATCAAGTCTTTTAGGAACTGGAGCTACTGTACCTAGTGCTAAAATAGCTACATTAACATCAAGCAATATGCCAGTAGGTTCTATAATACAAGTTGTTACTTTAAACAAAAGTACTGGTAATGAAGTTAATAGTCATCCAGGATATACAAGTTTATATGCTGACAGTGATTGTCTTAAAATAACACCTACAGCTACATCTAGTAAAATTATTATCCATTATATGTTAGACAGAGGTAATGGTTCAGTATCTGGTGAAGCTCAAACTGATTATAGAATTATAACTACAATAGGTGGTAGCCAATCAAACTACCAATTAAGTAATGGTGTTATTAATATACCAACTAATCCTGGGTATAGATATGGTTCACTTGGTTCATTTACTGGAACTGTAATATCACCAAGTACAACTTCAGAAATTACATTTAACATACAAAGCAGAGTAAGTAGCTCAAAAAAAGCAACATTAAACCCATACGGAAATAGTTGTGGTATAACAGCAATGGAGATTAAAGGTTGAGTACAATAAAAAAAGTAGGAGAAGCGTTAGAAGTTTTAGGTATAAACCAATATGTTGTAAGAGCAGATGCTTTAATAGACACAGAAGAAAAATTTAATAATGCTTTTAGAAAAATTGTCGGTGTTGATGAGAATGAAAATTCAATAGAAGAAGCTGACCCAAGTAAGTTTGGTGTTACATGGTCACAAGTAAAAGCCGAGATGGAGAAACTATAATGGCAATAACAACTTTAGGTGCAAATGCAATAGGAACATTAAGTGGTCCAAACTTACCAACTGGTTCTGTATTACAAACACTACAAGCAAATAAAACAGACAAACAGTTAATAGAAAGCACATCATTTGTTGATATTTTATCACAAGCTATTACACCATCAGCAACTTCAAGTGGTATTCTTATAATGGCTTATGTAACAAGTGGTGGAAATGGTCATTGGGATTTTAAAGTTACAAGAACTGTATCTGGGGGAAGTGAAGCAAATATAGATAATGCTAGTGGTACTGGTGTAGGAATTGGTGATGTAGACCAAACTAAACAAAGAAGTGCATCTCATCATTGGTATAAACAATATGATGGAACTCAATCAACTATCGTACTACTAGATTACCCAAATACAACTTCAGCTACAACTTACAAAATCAAAGGCTCATCATTACATGATTCATCATCATACGATATAACTGTTAATTATCAGTATAATACTGGTAATGCTGGTTGGGCTGCAACAACTATTACAAGTCTTACAGTACAGGAGATAAAAGGATAATGTCAGAACCTAAACCAGAAATAAGTAAATTTTCACAAGCTATGAAAAATCTTAAAATTAGTGGTTGGACAATACATGGCGACAACCCAGAAACAGAAGAAGAATTCTTAGCTAGATTTCATAAAGTTGTAAGTGTAGATGCAGATAACAATGCTACTACAAGTAATGATCCAAGCAAGTTTGGTGTTACATGGACACAAATAAAAGTAGAGATGGATAAACTATAATAATGAAGCTTTCAACGGAGATAAAGATGTCACAAGAACAAAGATTAGAAGTAGCATTGGCTAGGTTGGAAGAACGAGTTGAAGCTATGCAAGAAGACATGAAAGAAATGCGAGACAGTGTTAAAGATTTAAAAGCTACCGCTAACCGTTGGAGAGGCGCCTTCTGGTTAATGATGGGATTAGGAGGTACTATAGGTGTTGTTAGTAATATAACTGCAGGCTGGATGAAGTAATGTTATGGGTGCTAATAGTATTCTTAGCAGGTAAAGAACAAGAGCCAGTTTACTTTAACGACTTAGATGTTTGTTTAGAGTACTCAGCAAAAGTAGCACATCAAAATCATAATCAAAGAGTAGCAGGGGATAAGATATATGTGAAAGCATATTGTATACCGAGGAAAAAAGAATAGAGAGGTATAATATATGGACCCTGTAACAGCAATTGCGGCGGCTTCAACCGCATTCGGGTTAATTAAGAAAGGCTTCGCGGCGGGCCGTGATATAGAATCAATGTATTCCGATATAGGAAAATGGATGGGTGCTTGTAGTGATGTTAATCATTCAGTTAAGATGGCAAACAATCCACCAGTATTTAAAAAATTATTTGCAGGGAGTAGTGTAGAACAAGAAGCTATGGACGCATTTGCAGCTAAAAAGAAAGCCGAGGCAATGGAAGAAGAATTACGTAATTGGATTAACTTAACTCATGGTCCTAACGCATGGAATGAGCTTTTAAAAATGCAAGTTAAGATACGAAAGCAACGGCAAGAAACCTTATATAAACAAGCTGAGCTACGTAGAAACATGCTTCAAGTAATAGGAATCATATTATTAGGAATCGTATTTGTAGGGTCCATCGTAGGAACTTTATGGATGCTTGTACAACGAGGAATACTTTGATTTATGCACATGACAAATACAAATTAGAAATAAATAAAGACAAAGGCAAACTTTATGCATACGATAAATTAATATTTCAAGGGTTTGCTTTTAAAGCATTAATGATGTTTATAGATTTTTGTGATGATGATAATGTTAGATGGAAATTTCAATCACAACTAACTATGAGAGAACAATGTAGATTTAAGGAGAGGAATAAAAATGATAAGGAGAAAACTTTATGAGGTATTCAATACTGCTTATATTATTATTAGCGGGTTGCCGAGCAGATTTTTCAGATATTGTTACGGGTGCTGGCGCTTCTGGCGCTGCAGCTGTTGCGAGTCTGATGACGTCAAGTCCTGCGATAGTTGCCGGTGTGACTGCGGGTGGTGCCCTGGCTGGAAGCATAGCGGTGGATGATGCGCCTTTAAGTGCTGCCGATTATGGTGGTGAAGATGGACAGATAAATTCTTTTTATGAATTAATGTCTTTCGCTATTGCAAACTTTATGCAACAAATGATAGGCTTAGCAGTTATCATTGGAGTGCTATGGTTACTTACAGGTTACTTAGGTGCACGTAAGAAAAGACCTGAAGAAAAAGCTATGGAGCAACAAGTTAGTATGCTTGTAGATAAAATAGGAAAAATGAAAGAAAAATAACATATTGAATGTCCCCTATAACATAAGGAAAACTACGTTTACAGGGGGTGCAATATGCTACATAATACAGAATTCCTAGGACCCGAAACATCTATATCACAAGAAATAGATATGATGAAGTACCGACAAAAAGATGAAAGCTTTGATGAAAAGATTAAAAGAATAGCTAATACATTATCTGATAATGAAGATCATAGATATAAGTTAGAAGGTATACTAGGCAACATGAGATTTCTACCAGCAGGTAGAGTACAAGCTGCAATAGGATCTAATAGAATTACAACTGCATACAACTGTTTTGTATCAGGTATAATAGACGATAACATGAATAGCATAATGGAGAAAGCCAGTGAAGCTGCTGAAACAATGCGTAGAGGCGGTGGGATTGGTTATGACTTTAGCCGCATCAGACCAAGAGGTGACAAAATTAAATCACTCGATAGCCAGGCTAGCGGTCCTGTTTCCTTCATGGGTATCTTTGATGCTGTGTGTCAAACCATCGCTAGCTCAGGACACAGACGTGGGGCGCAGATGGGTGTCCTTAGGGTCGACCATCCGGATATTAAAGAGTTCATTGCTGCTAAACGTAATTCTGATAAGCTTACTGGTTTTAATATTAGTGTTGGTATAACTGATAAATTTATGGAGGCATTGACTAATGATTTGGATAGCAGCTTTACGTTGGAATTCGAAGGAAAGCCGTACGGAACAATATGTGCAAAAGACCTTTGGGATGAAATCATGGATAGCACTTGGGACTGGGCTGAGCCTGGCGTATTATTTATTGATCGCATAGAAGAAATGAATAACCTTTATTACTGTGAAGAAATATTTGCTACAAATCCGTGTGGTGAGCAACCCCTACCACCATATGGCGCATGCTTACTTGGTTCATTTAATCTTACAAAGTATTTAGATGAAGAACAGATCGCAGGTGGTGATAAAGCACAATCATATTTTGAGTTTGATTTTAAAAAATTCAAAGCAGATATATATCAAGTAGTAAGAGCAATGGATAATGTTATTGATAGAACTATATATCCATTAAAAGAACAAGCTGACGAAGCTAAGAACAAAAGAAGAATGGGATTAGGTTTAACAGGGCTAGCTAATACTGGTGAACTATTAGGTTTACCGTATGCATCAGAAGAATTTATGACGTGGTCTGAAAAAATATTTGCATGCTTAAGAGATACTACATATAAAGCTTCAGCCTTATTAGCAAAAGAGAAAGGTGCATTCCCGTTATATAGAGAAGCATATTTAAAATCTAATTTTGTAAGAGGCTTACCTTCTTCAGTTAAAAAATTAATAAGAGAACATGGAATTCGTAACAGTCACTTAACTTCAATAGCGCCGACAGGTACTATTAGTTTAGTTGCTGACAATGTTAGTGGAGGAATTGAACCTGTATTTAGTCATTATTATGATAGAACTATCCAAACTTTTGAAGGGCCTAAGACCGAGAGAGTAAAAGATTACGCTTACAATAAAGGAGTTGAAGGACGATCAGCTAACGATATAAATGTAAATGAACACTTAGCTGTATTATTGCTTGCACAAAACTACATAGATAGTGCGTGCTCAAAAACCTGTAACGTAGGTGATGATATTTCGTATGAAGATTTCAAACAAGTTTATGTTGATGCCTGGAAAGGCGGGGCGAAAGGATGTACCACATTTAGACTTAGTGGTAAACGATTCGGCGTACTGCAAACCGTGGAAGAAAAAGAGAAGAACACAGATGCGATTGAGACAGTTAAGGAAGAGGAGCAAGTTGAAGCTTGTTTTATAGATCCTCAAACTGGTCAAAAGGAATGTGCTTAAGGAGATTTAAATGGCAAGCAAAGTTATACCTATTACTAACTTAACACAATTTGGTGTAGTTAAAGATACACCAACAGTTGGGTTAGCACCTAATGTATTTACTGATGCCAGAAATATAAGATTCAGAGATATGGCTGCACATAAAATGAAAGGTGATGTAGCTTTATCTCCTGACTTAACTATACCAATGCCTAGTGGTGCTTCTCATACATATACTGCTGGTCAAATAGTATTTATAACGTGGTGGAATAATCCTAATTTAGTAACATCTAATAGCACTTATTATGTATTTGTAGCTGAACAAAAACATGGAAGTGTTGTAGTAGGTCATCGTACATTTCTTTATAGAATTGATGGTACTATAAATGATGTAACACCTACAACATTTGCTAGAACAATTAGTGGTGTTAATTATACTGATGCAGGATTTGAGGCTAGCTACACTGCTTCAGGTGAAGATAAAGGTAGTTGGCAAGCTACAGAATTTGCTGGTGGTTTTTGTTTAATAATAAATAATGGAATACAATCTCCTCATTATATAATGGATACTCTTGATAATACCGATATAACTGCAGTACCTAACTTTGCTAAGTTACCAGGATGGGAATCATATAACTCAGCACCTAAAGTATTAGAAGCTACAGTTAAATTAGCATTTGGTAATACAGGAGTTACAGTTGATAATCCTAGGTTATTTGATTTAGGACAGAAAATAGATTTTACTAAGAACACTTTATTTGTAACTAAACAAACACCTAATGAAACTACAACTGAATGTGCACCTATAGCTGCTGGTACGAATGCAGGAAGTAATGCACCTAATGGTGGTGTAATAGCAACTAACTTTGTACCAGGAGATGTACCAGCAAGTCCAGCTACTTCAGCTAATANTAATTTTCAATANGNNATATATANTNANACNGAAACNNATACTACTAATNTTNTTTTTAATNNTAANATNGTANANNATGATNTTGTAAGATGTTTTGTTNTATCAAGAAATCCAATAGCTACTAGNTGTGGTGTTATAANATCTTTNGGTAACTTTTTAGTTGCAGGTAATTTAAAAGAAAGNNCAACAGCNGGTGTTNTACGTAGCTTACCAGGAGTTGTAAGAACTTCAGATGTAGCAGTACCNGGTTCAGTACCACAGAACTGGAATCCATTTGCAGCNGGNACAAATACTGCNGATGANTTTACNTTATCAGATACTGCAACTGTACAAGACTTAGTACAGCTTCAAGGTAATATGTATATCTATACAAATACATCTATTCATAATTTAAGATTAACTAATAGTGTTGTAACGCCTGTTGCATTTTCACCNGTTACTTCACAGTATGGTGCACAAACAACTGATGGTGTTGTAGAGTTTAATGGTAAACATTTAATTGTAGGTAGTAATGATATATACATATTNTCAGGAAATCCTGGTAATATAACTTCAATAGCTGATGCAAAAGTTAGAGATTACTTTTATACTAATTTAAATAATGATAAAGCTAATAAACTATTTATACTACGTAATCAAAAAGAAGATGAAATATGGATTAACTATCCTAAAGGTACTAGCACAGTTTGTAATGAAGCATTAATATATAATTATAGATTAAACAATTGGACAGTGAGAGATTTAAATGGAATTGTATCTGGTGTTATCGCACCTGTTAAAGGGTCTGGAAATAATGAAAGACCTTGGACTACAAGCACAGTTAGCTTCGATAAATTATTTCCAGTATTTGCACAAGTATGTACATCAGGAACCAGTAATTCTGGCTCTTCTATCTTAGCAGCTGATGTAGGTTATACACATAGAGTATTAGATAATAGTGATGATCCTTATACTTCTTACTTAGAGCGTAAAAACTTATCAGTAACACCTGAGTTTTATACAGAAGCATTTAACTCAATAGCATTATTAACTCAAGGTATTGGTACATTAAATATTAAAACACTTTCAAGTAATAGTCCAGGAGCTACAATAGATTTTACAAGTTCTTCTACTAAAACAAATACATTTAATGTAGCTACTTCATATAAATCAGATGCTAGATTAAATGGAAGATTTATTAGTTATAAAATAGATGATGGCACAGCTACATCAACATCGTGGAATTTATCTGGTATTCAAATTGAAGTACAAGANGGAGGAACAAGATGACGATTACAGAACCTTCACAATATANTGATAAGGATCCCTCNCAATCTGCATGGGAAAAACAAGTTACTGAAGCTACTAACAGAATACAACATCAAATAGATAATATAAATGAATCAGTAAATACTTCTGAATCTTTAGTTGCAGTATATTCTAAAACACAAGATGGNGCAGTACAACAGTTTACACCATTTGCAGACGGTGATGGCTTTGTTGCATACGTTGCATACACAGATTCNTTACCTACTTTACCTGTTACGGGTGCAACATTCTCAGCATATTCAGATGAAGAAATAGATATTATAATAAAACAATATAGAGAAGTAGCANCAAGACCTACTAATCCNGGTACAACATCTTATCAAGTATCAGGTGCTGTATGGACTTCAAGTAGTAACTGGACTAAAACAAAACTAAATAGAGCTGGTGTTAATGTATGGTTTTGTGAAGCTAAAATAAAAGGACAAGCTGGTCAAACAGTTACAGCTAAGTGGAGTAACCCTAAACTATTATATGGTGGTGCAGTAGCTAACGGTATACTATATTATAATGTAGCAGCTACAGATGCTAATAAACCTTCAGCACCAACAGCAACTGGTTATGATTATGATTCGGGTGTATTTACAGGATTAACTTCTGGTTGGCAATATGTTCCTATTACTACGGCAATGGGTGGTGGCTCAACTATATCACATAAGCATTGGCAAGTTACATTTCATGTTGAAACTAGTGAAGTTACTAATGGTCAGATAATAACTTTTGGAACTGTAGAAGGANTTATACCTATNGGNTCTNANTTACAATCAGATACTTATAGTCCAAATAGTGCTGGTTGGAAAATAGAAAGAGCAACGGGTAATGCTGATTTTAATAATGTTAATATTAGAGGTAACTCAACTGTACAAGGTAGTGTAATAGTTGATGGTACAGTTAGTGCTGATGCAATAAGTGTAGGTGCAGGAGGACTAGCAGCTATTGATGCTAATATAGGAGCTATTACTGCAGGTAGTATTTCAGCTGTTGATATTGATGTAACTAATATAACTATAACTGGTGAAATTAAAGCAGAAAATTTAGTTGAAGGAATTGTTACTGCTGTTTATGGTGGTAATGGTACTGGAACTCTTATAAGTTTTACTTCATCTAATATAGCTAATATAAATACAGATGTTATTGTATTCTTAGCTGTTACAGGTGCTGCTACTAGTGCTAGGCATGCTGGTAGTATTACTGTAACTTTTTCTGGAAATAATGCAAATGCAAGTATTTCTACTTCTAATGGTGAAGGAGGTAAAGTTGCTACAAATGCTTTTAAATTTTCAGTAGCTAAAAATACAGCTTATACTATATCTACTAGCTCAACAACAACTGGAGAGAATGGTGGTTTAACTAGTTCTAATGCAAGTGCTACAGTTATAGAGGTTAAAAGATTATGACAATTAAATTAAAACTTAATAAAGATAATATTCTTTTAGAATTTATGCAATCTGAAACTGGTTATTGGGATGATTTAAAAGACGGAGAAAAAGTAGTTACTGATAATAGTATGATTACAGTTAATTTAGCGGATTCAATAGGATATTATTATGATGAAGTTAAAAAAACTCTTATTAAAACTAACGAATTAAAATTTACAAAAGTAAGAAATAAAAGAAATACACTACTAACTAACTCAGACTATACACAGTTAGCTGATAGCACATATCCAAGTACACAAGATGCATGGAAAACTTATAGACAACAACTTAGAGATATAACTAAAGGAGTTACAGATCCTGATACGATTGTATTTCCTGAGGAGCCAAAGTAATTGAAAATAAGATTAATAGAAGACAATGATACATTAGACGCTATACGTTTAATGAAAGAATACGTTACAATCAATGGTGAGTTTCATGGCTTTGAATATAACGAAGCTGTATGGATGAGATACTTTTTAGATATAGTTGAATATCAAAAAACAAATCCACATTATTTAGCAATAGGTTGTTATAATGAACATAACATACAAGGATTTTTAACAGCACATGCGTATGTTAATTATTATAATAACAAATATATAATGGATGTTAAAGATTGTATTGTAAATTTAGAGAATAAGAATAATGCTTACGTAGTATATAAATTATTTGATGCTATGATAGAGCATACTAAAAAACATGGTGGTAAACACTGGAGAGCAGACTCAGTGAGAGGGGAAAGTGATTCATTGAGATATGGAAAACTATTAGCAAAAAGATACAATGCTAAATTAAGTACTTCGATAAGAGGTATCATAGGAGAATAAATTATGGGTGGAGGAAGAAGCGCGCCACAACAAACAGTTACTCAATCAGGTATTGATCCAGAGTTCAAGCCTTATTTAGAAACAGTTTTAAAAGATGTTACATCTCAGTATGAAGGTGACATGGCTAAGATTAGAGATGGTGATACAAGTAGTATTGTAGCAGCAATGGATCCTAGTCAAACAGCTGCACTTGATGCACAAAAAGCTTTAGCTGAACAAGCTATTGCTGGGACTGGCGCATTTGATTACACGAATGCTATGAATCGTGATATACAAAATGTAGT